TTGCCAGACCTCCTAGCTTTTACCAACGGAGATTACTATGATAGAAAAGATGACCCACACTATCATTCTCATGCTGACTATCGACCTCGAGTCTGCAAGAGAATGTGAAAAACTTAGCAAAGAAGTATACAATGAGAACAGATGTTTCGAGGCATACAATATCTACAGCCAGAAACCACCTCGCAAACCAGATAACTTCGAGGACATTATTGCTCTATACATAGAAAGAAAAAAGCTATGGGAAAAATAATGAGCTACAATAAATTTATAAAATATAAATCACCAACACTTATCAAGCTTATCAAGGATAAACAGTCGTTTCCCAAAGATACTTTAGCCAGAGTTCGTCTGGACCATCGTAGTCATCGAAGTCAAAAGCTAACTGACTAGGTGTGAAGCTGGAAGTGAGGTCCATCGATGAAGGGACGTCTTGATTCTTTTCGTCTTGTGTCGATATAGTCATTCATCAAATCCTCTGCACTATCCGGTGACATCGTTAGTAACTTGTGCCATGCCGCACCCCAAACCAAATCAACTCCAACTTCTTTGCCAGCCTTACGCATAGCATCAGCTATGTTATCATAATCCACAATATCCCAAGATGGATTACTGCCATCATAAGCCATAAGGTCAACAGCATGCGCATAGCCGTCCTCTTGAATCAAATGTTTACTAGCCATCGTCTGTGATTTGCCAGCCTCATATAATTTCTTCTGGGTTTCTAGGTCACGAACACCATAGATAACTCCAAAGTCTACATCCGTATACTCAATCGCCTTCTTAACAACCTTAACAAGGTCAGGATGTACTCCATCCAGTTTATCCAGCGACCGTTGTGATAATTTAAATGCCATATTTTTTCTCCTAAAGTTTCTAATATCCCAATCCCTATGTATGCGTAGTCTCTCACGGTTCTTATCCCAATTACTTCCCATTCTTTCGTAGCCCAAAGAATTTAGTCACTGAGCGTACACCAAAGCTGGCGGCTACGATACAACCTAAAGTCACCTGATACCACTCAGGCATCGTTTCTAAGGCTCTGAAGCCCTGTTCTACTATATCTCTCCCCCAAGAACCACAGAAACAAAGAATCAGAGGAATACTACAAGGTATTCGTCTTTCCAAGAAGACTGCGAACCTTTCATAGCCTCCAAATCCCAGTCGATATCTCCAGTCAACTGCTTCTTCTTTATCTCCAGGTTAAGTTTTTGTGACTCAGCTTTGGATTCCATCCATGTCGAAGCCATACCACCTACAATTTGTAGTGCTTTGAATATCAATTTCCTACTTTCTTTTTAGCTATCTTATGCGCGGCAGTAAATGTGGAACCTTTAACCATAGCCTTAGCCATAGACATCATGTGTTTCTTTGAATGATGTTTACTGTGTTTCTGCATTGTTTGTTGCTGTCGTTTTGTTAATTTATCATATAAAGCTTTCATTGATTTGATTCCTTTCCTAACCATATAGCAAATGCTCCAGTCATTGCACCAGTCACAACAGACACCAAGCCAGCTTGTTGAGTGGTCAAATCAGGCTGGCTCAATGCCCACTCGATACACCTAATGTAAACACAGGTCATAGCTAGCATCATCAAGCGTGGGAGGATTCGCCACTTGTCGAGCGTTTCTGGTGTCATCAGCCTATGTTTCCCCTATCGAGTTGTACCAATCCGTATATAAAAGCAAGCAATATACCCATACCAATTATAACACAAAGTATTAAAACGATAACTGTAATTATCTTTTGTCGCAATACTTGTTTATCGTATATCTCTTTCTGCCTACGCTTGCGTATATCACCTTCCATCTTAAGCAATTCATTCCAAGCATGAGTACCATGCGTAAACTTAATAAACTGTTGTAGCTCATAGCGTTGCTCCTCGAGCTTCTTCTTAGCAGTCAATGCTTCAACAGCTTCTTGTTCAATACTGCCTCTGCGTGTAAGTTTGGTGAGAAAAGAAGGATTCTTAGCTCTCTTCTGTGCGTTCTCTATATCTGATGCGGCAGACATCCACTTGGACAAGTCATTACTCATACCTTGAATATCTTTACCAACTTGGAAAGCTCTCTTGATGCCATTAAATGCTGTGTTCGCAGTAGCGATTGCGGCAGTTATTGAGAGAGGGTCGAGCATTTAGCTAACTTGTGATAGAACTCCGATGAGCATGGTAATAACAGCACCCATGCCACCGATTAATACCACCTCTAATCTTTTTAATCTGTAAAAGATTTCTTTAAACTGAATATGATTTTCAGTTTCTAGTTTCGTTATGCGTTCCGACACTTTAGTCATTAGCTAGGCTTAGTAGGAAATGTAACAGAAGACATATCTAGCGACCCATCGGCTGATAGCTTTGGTGATGCACCAGCTGGTAAATCTCTAAGCTGTTGTCTATAGATCTTCCAGTTATCGGCAAGAGTTACATCAGAGTTTGCCATCCAATCTGTTTCGGCAAGCAATCTATCTCTTTCAACTCTAAGCAATCGCATAGGCTCTGCATTAACTAGCTCTGTCTTTTTGTCAGATACAGCTTTCCATGTAGTACCAAAGTCTGAAGGTTTATCGCTCTCGATAGCTGAACCATTACTGTCTGCTCCTGTAACTTTTCGAAACATTTGGTTAAACTCTTCTTCATTTGTAGGTGTTCCTCTAAGAACCCACTCTTTTACTCCTAAACTATTTAAGGCGTTTGCTATTGTTGTCATTGTTTTATCTCCATTACAGTAAGTGTGGATACCCCATGATGGGTATAAGTGCTATTATCATCTACGGGCGAAGTATTTGTTACAACAAAGGAAGATGATTGATCTGATTGTCCTATTTGAATTTTATATGTTATTGCACTTGTTGTACTTGGACTATCAAGGAATTGACCACTGCTATTTGCCATTCTGTACGCTTCATTACTTGTTTGTCCTATAGTATTGGCACTAAACCAAACTGCTGTTCTGTTTCCAGAGGTGTTAGAATTTACTGCTATTTGAGTGCTATCTCTAAATAGTTTTACTCCAGAATATCTAATACCTTGATCTGTAGACCCTCCAGTTGTGTTTTGAGCAGATAAATTTATACTGCAAGAAACATGAATTTTACTAGATGAAAACTTTGGAGTTATTGCTACGCTAATAAAATCTGAAAAACCTACACCACTAACTGTAGTTTGTGCACTACTTGTAACAGTTTGAACTTGAACTACAGACCCAGCTGGCATAGCCACAGTTCCAGCCGTTGTCTTACCCTGTATTGTATCGACTTTGAGTGTACTCATTGGGCAATCTCCTGAATTATAAGCTCAACGTGTTCTTCTGTGGTAGGTGGTAATTCAACATCTGCTGCTGAACCCATTGTTTTTACATATACTTTGTATGTTACCGCACTCGTTGTATTAGGAGCGTCCATGATTTCAAGCAACATTGGTGCGTGAGTTCTTGAATAAGTATTATAAAGAGAACCTATACCAAACCCACCCGAAGTTGACCTAACATCAGAAAAACCAGCTCCTCCAATATCTCTAAAAAATGTCATGCGGAAACCCTCAATGTTACCATTATTTTGATTGGTATTACCAGTAATAAAAGCCCTTACGTTAAGCTTACTCGTTGCAAATTTTGGTGTAATTGAATTACTCAGTCCTGTAGCTACATAGCTAGAGCTTGCTGTTTGTATTCTTGTAATTGTTGTTGACGCTAAACTTACTGTCTGTATCACCATACCAGCTGGCATCTGCACCGTACCGCTTGCGGTCACTCCTTCGATTTTGTCTGCTTTTAATGTTGAGGTCATTACTTGCTCTCCAATACTGTTATTATTCCCAAGGTATAAATTGTTGCAATCCGTACTGAACAGGAACTAATTTAGTCTCGCTTCCACTAAACGTGACATCTTTTTGTGCTATTCCAATAATCATCGATGGATTTGCTGTAGCTTTTTGTCCAATACCTTCTGTGCTTGACGAACAAATGCCATCTCCTACAGAGATGTTTCCACCTGAATTATTACAAAGTATATGACCATCTCCTAAAACATAAACTAAATGCATATTAGTATGATTTTGCCATCCACCATTCATTGAGCCACCATAAACACCTAAAACTTTTTTGCTGTTCGCACTTTGTGTTTTTTGCACATTATATAAAATGCCACGTTCTGAATCAGCACCATTCTTTTGTGTGTAGGCAATAGAAGTTACTTCTAACAATGTTCCATAGGGATATGCCATCGCTTGACTATCTGCGTCATTATCTACATCTGGCAGGATACAATAGTGACTAGCACTAAAAGCATTATAACTAACTGTGCCACCATTAAAAGTTACCTTTCCTACTTCATCTCCATTACCATCCGAAAAAACAAGAGAATCGTTTGTCCCAGACCCATCATCAGAACCACATTGTATAATTACACCAATTCTATTAGAATCGTTACCATCATTCCAAAAAGCCGCTATAAAAGAAGACACATTATTTGTTCGAACATGAAAAGGATAACTTGGTGAGCCAGAAGTGCCACCATGATTGATGCCTACTCTACCGCCTGATGACATATCAATACGCATGGCATCAATACCAGAGCCACCATCATTCCCTCTAAAAACTATGTCACCATCTTGAATACCTGAAACAATTTTAAAATCATTACCATCTTTAAAAAATTGACCATAAGTTGTGCCACCATCTTTTAGAATAATGTCTGTACTATCAGCATCAAGAATAATGTTGCCTTCTACATCAAGCGTTAAGTCACCTGAACTAGTTTGATTTGCTATTTCATCTACTTCTATTTTGCTCATACTACCACCAATATCCCTGACACAGTTACTGTTGCAGAACTGCCAATCGTTATTGGACCAGCAACAACAGCATTATTCGTTGCGTCTATTGTGAATGAATTATTTATTGTGTTTTCTACTTGGCGAATAACTGGCTCATAGCTAGTGCCATCACCTTGTTTTCCTAAATCATATTCTGACATTAGGTTATCTCCATTATGCTCATAGTGACGCTCAATTTATCTGCGACCGATGCATCGACTTGGATCTTATCAGTTGTCTCTAGGACTACCTTGCCACCGATTAGAACATTCTTACTTTGGCCTACTGCTAGAGGTACATCTTTTGCTAAGAAGGTAGTTGTATTCGTTGCCGTTCTTCCCCCTCCCGATGTATCCGATACTAATTTTACTGAGGCGGTTACTTGTGCCGTATGGACGTTAGCGATATTCAATCCAATCACTACTGTCGTTGTGCTACTGGGTGTTGTGTATAAGTCTTCCGGAGTTCCGGCTGATGCCGGCATGACATCGTGACTGACTACCTTAAATGTGTTTGCCATAGTTCTTCTCCTTTACTAACCCAAGGCGATGCTTAGTGCCGTGGCCTCATCGGCTATGTCTGACGTTAAAGCTATTGTTCCGGCTGTAGCTGGTAGGGTTAAAGTTATGTTTCCACTGAATGCACTGTGAGCCGGTGCCTGTAGTTGTGCATAGTGAGCGTTTGAGCTTTCGCAGTAGAACCGTACATAAGACTGCGCTCCACCATTCTTCAGATCTATTGCCCCGGTAGAGATATCCACGTTGCCATCTAGCCTAACGACACCAGACCCATTTGGAGTGAGTGCGATATTACGATTGCTTGTTGAGACTAGACCGTGGGTAACGACATCAAGATCTCCTCCAAGTTGGGGAGAGGTATCAT